ATGAGGGAAAAGAGTCCCTACAACCCAGGTAGAAATCTACCAAACTCTGAGGTCACCCTCAGAGGGGATGCCGTGGTATAAGGATATGGATTTCCTTATACTGCCCTTCCTTGTTAGGAAGCCCACTGATCGACTCTTCAATCTCTAATGGCTCATCACGATAAATCGTGACGTGGGGATTACCCACCTTTAGAGAGGCAATGCGGCGACGAAGCCACATTGTCACATCGCTGTTAAGAAGAGTCTCTCGAGATCGGAGCGCGTTTAAAGACGCAACGATCTGACCCTCTGGCAGATCTTCACTAAGCTCTTGCGAGCTACGGTGAAGAACTTTAACCTGCCAGTACTCCCACCCGTAAGGATGGGAGTCCAGTCGAAGCGCGTCGACAGGACCGATAAAGGCCCCGTCGCCGAACCCGTCTGGTAGTCTGGGTTCACGCCAGGACCGTGGAGCAATCTGCCTCAAAGAAGAGCGCAGATCTTCAGAAGAAACGCCTGTTCTCTCACTCCAACGATAAACGTTGTTGTGGACGAGAAACAGACGATCCAACTTCTCCACGGGTTTCCTGACGTAGAAAGGCGTGATGTCTGCACCGAGATAGTAGTGTTTACCACAACTCTCACGGTACGGTCCGGTTGAAAAGCTCTTTTTGGGATTGGGCGTGAAGCCCGCCTCCTGAAGACGCCTAACAACTGAATCGTAGTGGCATGACGGGACCACAAGGTCGTCGCCATACACACAAACAGACTCATCCTTCTCATCGATGTTCGAACAGCACACTTGTTGACAGATCGCCCAGAATATGAGCGATTCAAGTTCAAAAGTGTAGCCGTTACCCATCGAAGAGAACTTCTGGTAACGTATTACTTCACCAGAAGGAAGAACCCCGACGGGCGATCTGCTCTGCTCAAGAGCGTACCACCAATCGTTAGGCAGGAGCCAAGAAACGACCTCATAGGATAGCGTGTCGCTTGCCATGGAGAGATCCAAGGTAGCTAACGCCCCAGTAAGACTGCCGTTAAGAGCAGCCATCTGGTTCCTTGTTTGGTCATTTAAATTGACACCTACGCGGTTAAGACGGAAACGTATGACGCGTCCGATCCCTTTTTGAACATAAATGTTCATGCAGGGTTCTTTCGCAATCGTACGATCAGTCTTATAGTTCTTCGGAACGGCAATAACACTGTTCCCAGGGACTAACGACACGAGGTCGTCAATACCTAGGGCCTCCGCACGAGCGTGCACGATCTGGTTCCAGACCGGGAGGTGCTTAATAGCACACCTCGCGAGGACAGCGTTCCCTGACGTGCTTTCCGGTATACCGGAGTACTTATAGGCAGCGTTGCACTCACGCCTGGTTAACCGGGTTGTTGCACCGGGACCAAACGCAAAATGTTTTGCCACCTCGTCCCAATCGAACTTTCCAAGAACGTTCCACAATCTACGTCGCACTCCAACCCAGAATGGGTCTCGGTACGCGATTTCGTAGAAGTTCTGGTTAGTCGATCGACACTGCTCCTCGGCTTCGTGGAATCGCTTCCACGTCGTATAACTCTTTTCCGCCGACGGTTTCCCGTCGTCGTACTTTGAGTAAACTTCCCTTAAGAGAAGAGAGCCCCTCGCAGCCTCAAGACTAGAAAAGTCAAGAGGAGTTTCCCGGCCGAGTTCACCTACTGGGGAAATCCCAGTAAGCTCGGCTAGGAGCGAGAGGAACTTCTCGTTAGAGAAGCCCAAGGAGTGAGCACGAACGCGTCGTTTACGGCGCATACAGGTTCCTTTTAAGGAAGAGAAAGGGATTTTAGTCCCTGGAGGCCCGAAGTGAAATCGGACCTACCACCTCAAAGTCGTTCAGACCGCAGGGACGTACGGAGAAGTCATGATCCCAATGGCCTTGAAGATCGGAGCGACTACGTCGTTTCCGAAGATCAAGGTCAGGATCACGACGACGCTGACCGTCCAACGGTTTACTGGAATGTTCTTCATGGTGAAGAACCTCAGTAGAACGGCTCAAGGTTCTCAACGGAAGTCTTCATCGTCGCGAGGCCGAGAGTATTGGCCACGTAAGCGAGAAGGTCCTTCCGCTCCTGGAGCGTGCTGTCCGGATGGATATTCAGCTCAACTTTCGCCGAGCTGTACCGGACAACAGTGTCGACGCTGTTCACAGTGGCCACGGTCGGGCACATAAACCCGAACGTGATCTTATGAACAGTTCGACTCCCGTTCGGATCCGCCAACTCATGCGAGATGGTACGGAAACCGGCCGGGATGGAGGGACTCCGATCGGCCCACTGCGCTTTCGCACCAGTCGTAGACTGAGGCGAGAACGTGTGGGAGACCGGGGTGGCAAGGCCGTCATTAACGGCTAGGGCTGCGATAGCGGGCATTTAATGCCTCCAGAGTGGTTTGTTGAAGAACTAACTACCTGGCAAACGCTTGAGCAAGCAAGCTCAAACCATTCGCCATATGTCCCAAGCTCCGAGGATCTTTAATCCTAGGGAAAGCAGCTAAAGGTACTCCGCTGGAAGCGGAGCGCGTAACCTTTAGTCGCTCTTTGGTACCTAACCAGTTGCCTTTAATGAACGCTTTTCCTGAAGGCCATGTATGGCTTTTTCCAGTATCTTCCCACAACGTTTTGTTGTAGTAAGAAACACTGGTCCAAGCCGGTCCATAGCCAAGGAGAGCGTCACAACTGTCTAGCCAGTTGCCAATTGGGAAAGCCCAATCAACAACGAAGCTATAAGGTACGAGTTCCCAAGCCACAAGAAGTGGATTGGTAACACCAAGGGACGCCAACGACATTGTCAGGTCGTTTTCGGGTATGGCATCGATGCGTACGAATACGCCTCGTTGCCTCACCGCTGACCCTTTCCACATGTCATAGTTGCCGGTTGGATACGAAGCTCCTTTCGGAGCTACGTCTACATACCATGCATCTGTGTCACGTCGAAGGGCCTTTGCTGTGACTCTCCAGTCATCCCTGCTACGCTTGCTTAAGGCGTCGCAGGATCCGTAAACATCGGATAGCAAAGGTTTCCAGCCGTACTGCAACTGGAGCCAATGGTTTGTCCAATTGGACCCCCTTGGCTTCCCGGGATTCGAACGAATCCCGAGTGTTCGAGCGGCGTTGCGGAATTCTCCGCGTCGCAGCTGTCGCACTGATGTTGCAAGACGTCTAGCGGTGTCACCGAGCATCATGGAAGTAGCCTTGCGTTCAGCAAATGCTACCCCAAGATTCACTTGCGTGTTCTTGATCTTCAACCTGGCAGCTATAAGAGCTGCATTATACAGGGATGAAGATGTTTGATCAGCAGTGAAATCGGTACAAAGGCCGTTAAAGTGATTCAAGCTGTTGAATCGGGAAGACCCGACGCAGCCTGAATACAGACTCCAATTTGTTGGAGTCACTTGAACGAACGATGTGCCGTTAGCTCGATTGTACTTGTTGACCAAGAGAGAGTAAGCAGTCGGAGGAATGAAGCCTTTTGGCTTCCGCCTCGACACACCCGACACAGTCTCAGCACTGGATTTGTTATCGCTAACATTTCCAGAGTTTGTGGCGCCACCGTAAGCTGAATAAATCCAGCTTCCGGGAAGCGCTACTGAGAAGTTAGGGCGTGTCATGACTACAAATCCTCTCTTGTGAGATTGCCAACAAGTAAACCACCTTTACCACTTGTCAAAGTGGACTGACAATGCTTATTAGGCATGCCAGGGCTCTCTTTAGAGAGCCAACGGAAAGAGGTAGCTTAAAGCTACCACGGTAGACGTACCGTGAACCCAACACGAGGAGACGTTAATCTCCGCATGAGGGGCCAGTCTGACGAGAC